GAAAACCATTTGCAGATATCGTAAAAGTATTAGAATCAAAAGTTCCTGCGTAATCTATGAATACAACTTCATCACCTATGCTTCCTGCAGGTAAATTCATTGTTATTACACCACTTGTTGTGTTTACAAAATAACCTTCACCAGCTGCTGCTGTGAAAGTAGAAGTTTTTACTGCTTGCCATGAAGTACCACCTGATACTTCAGCAAAAGATAGTTGTCCAACACCCGTTGTACCTGAACCAGATACTGATGCTACTTTTAAAAATCTGTCTGCTGTTACATTTCCAGTTGGGAATTTTAGTTCATACGACTGCCCAGAGCTATGTGGGGGTGACGTAAGTTTAATCCCGTGGGAGTTAGATTCACAGTTAAGTTGAATTGAACCTGGATTATCTGCACCAAGAACTTCAATTAAACCAGTTCCTTTAGGTCCAACTTTTAAATTAATATTAGAATCACCACCAGTTGCTTGAATAGATGGTGCATTACCTGTTGCAGCGTTAGTTATATCTAATTGGTTTACCGCAGATGAAGTTGTTTGAAATACTATTTGCTCGTTTCCATTCTCATCATTAATTCCATGTGCATCATCAAAAGCTATATTAAAACTGTTAGTATCTAGATCTCCACCTAATTGTGGGGATGTATCATCAACAACATCTCCACCTGTTTGAATTTGTATGATATCTGGATTAGTTCCATCGTTAGCTGCTGCAAATACTATTGCAGTGCCTTTGTTTGTTGCTGAAAAAGTAAATGTAGAACCAGATCCTGATGCATATTTAAACTGAACTGTATATGCTCCTGAAGTTGAGTTTCTTAAAATATAAAAAGTTTGAACATCTAAAGGTATTGTTACAATTTGATTTCCAGTAATTGAACCAGTAAAGTCAATCATTCTGTGACCCGCTACATCACCAGTCCCATTATCAGTAATAGTAAGAGCTGTAGTTTGTGCACCACCAGCAATTGATTGCGCTGTAAAACCACCAGATATTTGTTCAATAAGTTGTAAATTAGTATTAGTTTTTGTTCCCCATGTACCGGCGTTTTCACCAGTTGCTTGAAGTTCAACACCTAAAGGTGTAAATGTTGATGCCATAATTTATCTCCTATGCAGCGTCACTATAACTTGTATTTGATCCAGTTGCAACATCCGAATATGTATCATTCGATCCAGTTGAAACATTACTATAAGATGTATTTGAGCCAGTGTCAACATCGCCATAAGCAAAAATATTAACTGATCCAATACTAAATGTAGCTGATTGACCAGTTAATCCAACCTGAATATCTGCTATAGATACAGAACCAATACTAGCACTAAATGATTGACCCGATAATCCAAGAGTCATATCATTAGGATCTAAAGCCCCTACACTAGCGGTTGCAGACTGACCTGTGGGTTGAGCTACGGCTCCACCTAATCCAACAATTGATCCTAATTGAGTTTCTATTGAAAGACCGGATATGACTGCTGTATTATTTGGTGCAACTGCTGTTCCAAGAGATGCGGACATTGAAAATCCTGATACATCAACCTGATTACTAGAAGATCCAACTGCAGTTCCTTGAGCTGAGGTTATAGATAAACCTGATGGTTGAACAGTATCGTTTGGTGCGATTGCAGTTCCTTGACTTAAAGTTGCTTCTTGACCAGTTAAACCAACAGCCATGTCAGCAACTGTTACAGCGCCTAATGCAAATGATGAAGAAAGACCTGACATAGATACATTAGCATCTGATTCAACTGCTAATGATCCAACACTAAATGATGCAGAGACACCTGATGGCTCTACAACTGCAGAACCAATTCCTGATAAAGAACCTGCGCTAGCTGAAAATTCTACACCACTAATATCAAAGTTTGGACTTAAACCAATTGTAATTGCAAACTCGCCCCAAGAACCTTGACCATAAGTATTATTACCCCAGCCTTCTATACCCATGCTGGAAGTTATTTCTTGACCTGTTAAAGAAACAGTTACATCATTAAGATCTCCCCAAGATTGTTCATTCCAAGTCTTGGCTCCCCAACCTGCTCCAAATTTTTGATTTTCATTCCAATTAGCTTGGCCCCAGGTGAACCTGCCCCATCCTGAAGATACCGACATGGTCGGCCTCCTATGCTAATCTGATGATTGCGCTACTTGAATTTGCTGTAGGAAATTCTATTTTGAAAGTTCCATTACTAGCCGTCTTGTCACCGCCAAATGCAATTACACAAACAGCATCCGTAGTAGATGAACCACCGTCTGTTGTTGTATTATATATTAATGCACCATTTGCAGTGAAAGAAGCAGATGAATAAGTTACATCTGAAAAGTCTGTAAAAGCTGTAGTTGAAGATAAAGATACACCTGAGTTTGTAAGAGTTGCTCCACCTGCAGTGTATGCAGATCCTGATGTATTTGTAATTTCTTCTGATGTTGAATAGTCTGTTGTAGAAGCACCTAAACTTGCATCACTATCAAACAAGGCAATTTTAAAAGTGTGTCCACCTGAAGATTCAAAACTGTGTTTACCTTGTAAAAGCTCTTGTTTAAAGCTTGAACATATTGCTGATGTTATTGCCATAATTAATCTCCTGTTATGGTGTCGGTGAAGGGACTTGAATACGTACTGTACCATCTGTGTAGTCGTCCCTTTTACGTCTACCAAGTTGCTCTGCAGCAAACTTCTGTACTTCTTGTTTATACTTTTGTTCGTATAATGTCAACATATCCATTGGGCCTTTTAAGAAGCCGTATGCCTCTACTAGACACGCATATAATAATCCATTTGGAAAATTAAGACTTATATAATTAGTATTATCGCCCTCTAAAAGATCAGGTGCTTTATCAAAGTGAACCCTAAATCTATATGTAGTATTAGGAACTGGAGCAAAAGCTATACGTCCAGATGTAGTGTCAGACTCTCCTGTAGCACCACCAAACATAGCATAGTATTTAGGTTGACCTTGTGCTGCAGATGTGCCCGTTACATCTTGAAACTCTTGTAAGTAAGTATAATCTTTTTTCTCTAACCATCTATTAGCTCCTGTAGTTTCTGATCCTGCGGTATCGTAAACTTGTATACCTCTAATAAATACAGCTCCTGCAGGACAGTTAATAGATTCTTGTCCAGCAACTAAATTACCTAATTGTTGTTTTCTATTTGCATCTATTGGAATTTCTCTAAATATTTTGTATTGAGCATTTAAAATAATATTTTCTAAAACAGCATCTGTTAAAACATTTGAATCTGTTTCAGTATAACTTTTAATTTGTGTTTTTAATCCTGATGCGCTTAATCCTGCCATTATGCTGATAGTGTTACCGGTCCAGCCGATAAACTTCCTCCTCCAATATTTGTATTTGCAGTTGCTGTTCCAGCAGCTGTAAATGTGTAATTATTAGCATCAACTTTGGTAATTGTAAATCCCGCAGATTTATTTATATCTGAAGTTGTTATACCAAAAGAACCCTGTCCATTTCTAAATCTAACAGTATCACTTGTAGATCTACCATGATTTTCTTCAAATACAGTTACTGTTGTAGAACCATTTGTAATTTTAAACGGATTTAAAGTTAAAACTCTAGCCACTTCAGGTTCTGTTCTATCAGGTCTTGCATTTAATAAACCTTGTGCATCTGCTGAATGTGATTTTGGTTCTATTTGTGGATGTTTCTTTTCAAATTCAGATATGTGAACTCTAGCTCCATTCCATTCAATAACCATTTCAGAATATGGAAACTCTTGTCCTGATCTATCTGATATAAATTTTGCATATTTACCTGAAGATAATGCCATTACGCCTCCGGATAATAAACTTTAGGACTAATGTAAGTGCTAGATGATGAGCCGTCCTCTGATAAAGCTCTTTGTAATTCATCTTCGTATAATAATTTTAATTCTTGAACTCTTTGCGGTGCGTTTTTAATTGCAAGATAATAAGCTAATCCTGCACACATACAAGGCACAAAACGATAAGGCACATCAGTTGCATTTGTATAATCACCCACGTCTTGTATTCTTTTTACATAATAAAAATTTATAAATTTTCCTGCCTGATCAGAACCAGGTGTTAAGTATAAAGTTATTGTAACCTTATCAATAAACCTTTGAACAAAATATTGTGTTGGAACTCCTGTAGATGTTTTGTTTGATAAAGCTTGGTATTGAGATCTATTTATTTTTGTAAGTGGTGTATCTATGTTAGAGTTTCTAAAAGAAGCTTCTAACACATCGTCAACTCCATAAACAGCTGTTGCATCAGACGTACCATCTCCTGTAGATCTAAACATTGTATATACTGCTTGGTCTGCAACTAATGTAATACTATTATTTGCAACTTCCCAATAATGTAAACCTCTGTTAGCCCATTCTTGAAATAGAATATTAAGAGATCGTCTTGCAGATTTAAGTTGATATCCTGAAACATTTTGTTGTCCGATACGCTCGTAAGCTTCTTCTACTATTTCATCAATAGAAAAATTCTTATCAAACGTTGCTGTTCCCGAGGTAGTGTTAGCCATTTAACCTCCTACTTATCAATCAATAAAGTAGCTGCATCTATGTTTGTAATAGTTGAGACTTTCATTCCACCTGGAAATAAAATTCCATCTTCAGGGATATTCATTGAAAAAACATCTCCATTAGGAACGTCAGCTTGAAACAAAGTTGTGCTGTCTGTATTGTCTTGAAGAATTATAGTCCCAGCACCACCTGCATCAGATGCTAAGATGATTCCTCTAAGTCTAGTTCTTCCAGCAAAGACTGCTCCTGTAGCTGTAACTCTAACTGATTTTACATCACTTTTCATAATTTTATATTCTCCGTTAAATTAAGTATGGGCCCGAAGGCCCACACTAATTTGATTATTAACTTACTGCCGCGCTAAACGGAGTTGCTGGTGTTCCAGTACAACCTGAAATCACGTCAACTTTCCATTTACCTGAAGCAATAACTGTACATTCGATTTTTGCAAATGTTACACCACCTGTATCAGTACCGTTTAAAGTAATTGTATCAGATGTTGCAGCTGTTTCAAAACCAACCATGTTATCAGATGTGTCATCAATAAATGATGCACTTCCAATCATAACGTCTGTTGCGTTTGCAACCTGTACAACTAGATTTCCTGTCTTCGTAGTAGAAGCAAAGATTTCAAATTTTGCACCAACATTAGATAAGTTGTTTAGATCAGCACCTGGTCCTGCAACTGCAGAATCAGAATTTGCATTTGTCGCTGGTAATGTGTAAGTCACCGCTCCTGCTGCATCATTGTGTACAATTTTACCTGAATGGGTAGCAACTGTTAATGATACGCTTGAATCAGCGTCTACGACATTAGCTGGACCTGTAGTAATAAATCCTGCTTTGGATGTTACTGGTCCTTGGAACGTAGTGTTTGCCATAGTATTATCCTCCTAGTTACGTTTATGTAGTCTCTAGGCCGTCGACTATACGCGTCTACATAAACTTATTTGTATAGTTAGTTTTTTATATACTAGATTTGAATAGAGCGCAAGAGAGCCTGTAATGTGGATCGGAATTTTCCAACGATGTAGCTTTTTATTAAGTAGCTACAGAAACTTGAGGAGCCGCATCGTCTATTCTGTTTTGTGCATTAGCTTTTTCTGCCTCTGCTATTTTGAT